TGAAAAGATTATAGCAATTGACAAATTGATTTATGATAAGATTAGGTACACGAACTTAATCCACGTAGATGGGAAAAAGGAATTTGGACTTGGTAAAAACCGAGTCCCAATAGTTGTGGACTCTCTCGGTACATTAGATGAAGATCGGTGGTGGGACTTATATAAGTATATATCAGGTGGGTCAAATGATCAAATGTCACATTTATCAAAGGAGTTTATAAGAAAATATTATAAAGATAGTGGATATGAAAAAAAGCTTTTAGAATCAAGAAAATTTAAACGTACTGAGCCAGATATTGAAGCGCTTCCCGAACACATGATACAAGAAGCCAGTGATCTATATAAAAGCATGTATGTGAAAATATGTACATAAAGATAAACAAATATGTTCAAGTCTCTCGAATTTTTATAAGACAAAGACGCTGAAGTGTTGTCATATTTAGACGCAAAAGGCTACTATCAATATTTAGTTAAATGGAACAAGGCTGATGCGAAATGGATATTCGATAAACTTTCGAAAAAAGACCAAGATATAGTCAAGAATGTGGAATGACGCCGGCTGATGTAGTTGCTATGTTAAACTCTTAATGCGTCTGAACATAGACTGAATCTGCCTCTGATATATGAACACAGTGGAGAGATTCTATGTATCTGCGGATATCGAGTATTGAAAAAGTCGGGAAATATTCTTGAAGATCGCTGAGATAAATGTCATAACTTGGTCCCTTATCTGTGCGAATCCTCGCAAGTGAATTTATTATATTACGTTTGCGAAGTTTTGTAATCTTTTGTTGTGCGATGATTGGGAATCCAATCACTATAATTTCGTGAGGTTCTTCTATTTCTTCGTAAATTTTATCGTTAGAGACGATGATTACCTTTTCATGTTTTGCTTTGTGCATCCCAGCGTAATAGATGATGCGCGCATCTGTTGCATTTTTATTTTTAGTTTTGCAACATTTTAGTTCAATTGCAAAGGATCTTTCTGAGTTGTATTTGAAAATTATATTTGATTGACAAACAACAGTGATTTTATAATTTTCTTTACCAGTAATATTTTCGACCTGAGTATTAATATCTCTAAAATAACGTTCGAGGCAAATATTATCGCCGTCTATGTACACGTTATACATGGATGGTATATTTATTGATTCACTTATTTACTCCATGAACTTTGATAATATTTACCACATTGTTCTTTAGGTAAATTTTATTTTATTTTTGAAAAAAAAAGAATTGTCCTCGATAAATGACATTGACAAAGAAATATATGGTTTCTAAAATAAAAATAGGTAATTTAACAAAATCACAGAAAAATATGTATTTCAACGGAAAGACTCCTACAAAATCTATGGTTCTCTCTAAATCGAAGAATATAGTCATGATGATATATAAAAATGCAGAAGGCCGTGTTCCCGAAGATCAGAAAATGTTCTATAGAAAATACAATCCTAATTTGCCTTATACAAATGGCTTTCACAAATTCAAAACATTGAAAGAATTTCAAATGTGGAAAGAGTTTAAAAGACTACGTTAGTAACAAAACCTTTCACATCTTCCATCTATTTTTACATTCCACGCATGTTATAAAGTTGGTCATCGGTTCGTCTGCGCTTCTGGTCTGAACGCTGTAATATGTTGTTTTGCGAGATCCGCAATTCTTACATTGGAAAATTCCTTCTGCAACTTCGTCGCCTTCTTCAAATACTTCTGGTTTCCAATTGGCAGGACATATATCATATGGTTTGAGGTTTGCAACATTTTTTGAAAGAATTTCTTTCTTGTGTATTTTATCTCGTATTTCTTCAATTTGTAAATAATTCAGAATTTCGCAGTGAAGGGTTAAATACAAATGGACAAATACTGGATTTTCCCATTCTGAAGAAATATTCAAAACATCAGCATCTTCTATAGATCTATTAAAAAGTCCTTTTTCGATGTTAATTGCGGTTTTTTCAGAAACGTATTCTTGATATGATTTGCGTACAGATTCGCGAGGTTCATCATCCATTTAAAATTAATAGATGAATTAAAGTTAAATGAAATTCAATAATATAAATGAAGAAAAAGTCATTGAAACTATTTTAAAATCAGGAATGGAAGTTTCAAGAAATGGCAATCTGGTTATAAAGATTTTAGCAAATTCGAAAGATTTTCAAGCATTGGATTCTGTTTATGCAAAAAAATACGAAAACTTCTTGCCAACTGTAACAAATGACACTATGTTTGTTCAAATAATTTATAGATACAACCGCGTGAGAACAATATTTGCACACGAGGATGGAAAAACACCAATGTGTTCTCAAGATTTTAAAGAAGGAATGAAAGTGAGAATAGAACTGAAAATGAATACCATGTATAAATCAGATGAAGGTACAGGATTTATATGGATGGCACATAAAGTCATAGCAATTTAAAATCTTTTTTTAAAATTCCTTTCATGGACAAGGTGGACGCGTTATTGAAATTGGAAGATCATCCATCGATAATTGTATCGGGTCCGGCACGTTGTGGAAAAAGCACATGTGTATTGCAGTGTTTGAGAGACAAGGGTATCAAAGTCGATGTTCAAGCTGAGAATGTTTATTTTCAAACAAAAAAGAACGACAGGCTTGTTGATTGTTGGGTAAATATGAGAAGATCTCAATACTATAACGAAGTCAATATGAATGACGTCTTCTGTAATGATAGTATGCTATTAAGCGAGATACTATCAATGGTTATAAATACGATAAAATTTGATACTAAAGCAACATATATAATATTCAAACATTTCGACAAAGCGAGTTATACAGCACAAGCGATGTTAAGACGATTGATGGAACAATACAGTTTAATCAAATGTATATTTATGACAAGACATATAAATGGAGTTATTGATTCTATAAAAAGTAGAACCATTAATATTAGAATGGCTTTTAACACTATTGAAAAAGACCAGATGTCAGAGTTTAATACTCGATGGGAAGTAGATGTTGAAAATATAATTAATAATCCTGTATCGTCTAATATTTATGTAGCGTTAATGAATTTATTAGAACCAACGGAAATTTTTACTGAAATTTTCAATATTCTAAGAAGGAAAACTCCAAAACAAGCATATAAAATCCTTGAAATTGTAGCAGAATGTGAAGCTAGATGTGCTCAAGGAACAAAGGCTGTATATCATATAGAACATTGTTTAAATCTACTAAAATTTCACAATATTATTTAATGGTAAGTCTTCAAGATACCATGAACAAGATATCGCATCGACAAAAAATAGAGGAAATTCAAAAGAAGTACAGTCTTACTCATAAAGAAGCTAGAATATACCTTTCATCGATGATATTCACGATACATGACGAAGAAGACTGTAATATCAAAAAAAAAGCGCGAGAACTACAGGAAGAATTTTCACGAGAACGCTTAGAAAAATACAAAATAGAACTTAACAAATGGAAATCCAAAGAAGTTATTGCCAATACAGAAGAACTCGACCATACTCTTCAAGATTTGAATAAAGTTCAATCTCCTTCAGAAGATTGGAATTCATTATTTGATGGACAGAGAAGATTAGTTGAAATCGCACATAATTATTTTAATTCTTTGAAACAAAGAATAGAAAATGTACTAAAAGAAGATCGTGAGATAGCTGAGACGTAGATGCTTCATCGTTTGATAATATCAAAAACGCAGTTCCTATTAAATATATATATCCAGCAATTATATTCATCTTATTATTGTATATAAGACTCAACAGTATGGATATAGTTACGGGGAAAAATGATTTAGTATAATCTTCGGGAGTTAACGCAGTAATGATTCTGTTATATAAAAGTGAATATGCAATCATTACAAGAATATGCATGTATGAATCTCTATCAAGATTGGCATAAAGCATGAGTAATATTGGAGCAAGTGTCATATATATAGAATATTGAGCAAAATTCACAATTGGAACAGAGTCTTTAATAACATCTGTTTTGGAATTGCATTTATGGAGAAAATATAGAGAAAACAAGGCGCATGTATGGAGCGTAAGAGCGTCCTTCATTAATTTACTAAAAGATTTTAATGGGCAGACCTTTTATACAATTTTACTGTGAAGAATCAAATATACTCGTCTATTGTTGTGCTCAATGTTTTGTACACGTCGCCGCATCATCAAAACCACCAAACCCATTCGACTCTCAAACTGGAGAAACGTTAGAGTTTGAAGATGTAGTTAATTTGTTTGAGATTGAAACATCAGAGCTTAGTGAAGTCTATAATCGTCAATCAATATTAGACATTGGCGTGGTTTTCAGAACAAAAGATACAGGTTGGACTACATATTTACATTGCGTCAACTGTAAGTTGCACATCGGATGGAAGTACAAAGCGTCGAAGACGGAAATGAACTACTTGTTAGAACATAGAATTACTTCTGAATAAACCTAAAGAACACAATTCTTCTTATTATAATCATGGGGAGGCAACGCTATTTGTCAATTGCGGAAGAAGAAGCACATAAGAGCGCACAGAATTTCAAGCACGGTGCTGTCGTGGTTAACAAAGACGGGAAGATTATATCGACGGGGCACAATAAGCCGATGGTATATGGTCGTCCAGGAACCCACTCGATACACGCGGAGGTGGATGCATTGAAAAATTCTATCCAACCTTGTGAACATTCAAAAATGTACGTAGTACGAATTAACACTTGTGGCCTGGCTAATTCGAAGCCATGTCAGAAGTGTCAAGCTTTTATGAAACATATGAAAGTACAAAGAGTTATATATACAACAGATGAAGGGTTTATTGAAAGCTTATACATTTAAAAAGAAACACTAATTGCTCATATTCCACTTTCCGTAGCCAGAAAGACTTGAGCTTTTTACTTTGGGATCATAATCTCTGAGATAGGTATTGGAATCATTATCACGTATGTAGCTGCCAGCGAACGGGCTTCTATTATCTTCTAATATTGTTTTTTCTTCCTTCTTTTCGAGTGGCATATTGAATGCATCGCTGAGTGTCGCCATTAGTAAAAGGGATTTTTTTTTCCTTGCCTAAAGACAGAGCAAACATTAAAAAAAGTAATGGACACTGCACTTGCCGAATTTCGAATCAATTTATACAACAAAATGGCTCTTAAATTCAAATACGCAAAATGTAACGAAGTGATGCATAATCATCCACCACTTCCTTATATTGTAGATTCTTGTCCTTATTGCAAACAATTTGGAAATACATTTTTCAAATGTGTCAAACAACCAATCGTGCAAGAATAAACAAGCTCAACAGAATCAACGCTGCGTGATGATCTGGAATTTCAATCTTTCTCATATTAGTTATAAATCCCATCATATTTGCAAATAAAAAAACGAGACCAACATTATATTTATTTGGACCGAGCAAGACTTTTTCCCATGCTGGCTTCGTCGGATCCATTAGTGTTTAAATGAGATTAAATTTTAGAGACTGTGAGTCCAAATAAAGACAACACAATGAATAACACTGCTCCATGAGCCAGCTTACCCTTAAATGATGGATACCCATCTTCTGCAAGAATGAAATCAAGGCCTGGAATGCTGCTTGTAAACCTGTACGCTTGTGGGCTTGTTACGGCGAGAAATGCCGATACAAATATGGCTGCTGTCATAGTGAATAGAGTGGCAATTTTTGCGGAGAGTTTCATGGTTACTATATAAGAAAAAATATTTTGTTTTAAGACCTTAAAAATAAAATTTGTGAGAATAAGAATGAAGAAGATTCACGCGATTTGCGCCGTGGATGATGATTGGGGAATAGGAAAAGATGGAACGATTCCATGGAAAAACAAAACAGATCAACAATGGTTCAAAAAAATTACAGAAACAGTAGAAAAAAGTTTCTATTGTAATTTTCTGATTATGGGGCGTAAAACAGCAGAATCAATGCCTTTAGACGCGATAAGAAAAACGAGATCTGTTGTTATAGTTTCAAATACTCTAGAGACAAACAAAGAATATAATGTTTCAAAAACATTGTCGGACGCGATCGATATTTGTAGAAACAATATACATTGTAATGATATATACGTTATTGGAGGAAAACGGTTGTTCGAAAGCAAAGAAATAGAATTCGATTCAGTTTATATTTCTCATATTTTTGGATCTTACAATTGCGATACTTTTGTAAGATTTGACCTTTTAGGATACGATCCGATAACAATATATCAAGATAAATCCTTCCATTTAACGAAATATGAAAAACGACACGATGAAGTGCAATATATAAATCTACTTAATAAAATTATGTTATTCGGAACTCATTCTAATGATAGAACCGGGGTAGGAACGAGGTCTGTATTTGGAGAGCAGATGGCGTTTTCCTTAAGAAATGGAACCATGCCATTGTTAACAACAAAGAAAACCTTTTGGAAAAGTATAGTGGAGGAACTATTATGGTTTCTAAGAGGATCTACAAATGCAAAAGAGTTAAGCGATAAAGGTGTAAAGATATGGGCTGCGAATGGATCGAGAGAATTTTTAGATTCTAGAGGACTTACCGAAAATGAAGAAGGTG